TATTCTCCTATCCTGCGGCAAAGTAACCAAGCCCTGCGCCTACCACTGCACCTACGCCAGCGCCCCACCATCCGCCAACACTTCCGCCCATCATTGCGCCAGACACGGCGCCGGTGGCAGCACCTGTCCACCTATCTGCTGAAGATGCGCCACCCGGCTTATGATAAGGTTGCGCAAGCCCGTAATATGCAGACATTCCCGCAAATTCAGCCTCTCGGATCGACTGTTCGCGCTCACGCTCGATTTCAAAATACGCAGATTCCTGTGCCGTAGTCCCCGCAAGCCCTGTTCCAACCATGTGCTGCTGCATGGCTGACCTGCGGTGGTCAAACATTCTCTCTACGTCCTCTACGCGGGCTTTTGTCTCGGCCCTGACACCCCTTCGGTATGATCTTGGCGGCATTTGCCATTCTGGCGAGCTTCTACTGCTCATAGTATATTACCCTCCTAATTTTCACGTGTGCCAGGCGTTCTCTGACCAAGTTGCATACCTATGTTCTGCGCACCAATCTGCCCGCCCATTCCTACAAGTCTCTGGGCAAGCTGACGCCACGGGTCTTCACGTTGTGTAAACACCGGTTGTCCATGCTCAAAATGTATAATATCTGCCGCAATATCGCCGCGCCTGTGCTCCTCGGCAGTAAGGGCACCATATTCTGCAAGCATCCGTGATATGGTTTCCTCATCATATCCCTCTGCCTCAAGACGTGCTCGCATCTCGGCTGCTCGTGCCTCACCACGCCCCTCAAGCCCTTCTGCCCTGCGTTCCATCCAGTCTCCCCGCATATCAGGTGGCTCATGATATGCGTATGTATAATCTCTGCCACTCATGTCATACCTCCATTCTGTAAAGAGTTTCTACTTTTGTCATACCCAACTTTTCATAAACCCTTGCAAGCTCCGGCGGTGAATGCCCTTCAGTGTATGCGGCATCAACCATATCGCAACCTGCCCCTTTGCATATACGAGCCATCTCGCGAAACATTCTACAGGGTACCAGAGTTCGCCGCGCGTCTTCGGTAACATTCCACATAATAATGGAGCCTATCTTCTGATTTATATTAAAATAATTATATCTCAGATGAGTGACCATTATCCCCTTGAGATTCCCGCCGAGTTCTGCAACGATTACGATAGCAGACTCGTCTTTAATATCATGCAAGATAGAGCATACCAAGCTGTCAATGTCAACCTTCATTCCAAGCGCCTCAAATCCATTATATACTATATCATGTTCCATTGCATACAATTCGGCGGCGTCTGATATTTTAGCCTCTCGTATCATATATCAGAGACAACGACGTTGCCGTCATTGTCTATCCCTATTCTCTTTGTTGTTAGCCCGTCCGGGCTTGTTACGACCAATCCTTTCCCGTTATCGTCAATAGTAACATCATCTCCGTATTGTCCGCTGCCGGATGTTGTAAAGTTTTCGTGGGTATTCGTCCAATCAATGATAGAATTGTCTGTATCGAGAAATCGCCTCATCAGGTCGCTCATGTTTTCTTCTAAAACGTTGATGTCTGCGGCAGTTAGGTCGGTAAGAATTTTGGACAATAATTGCCAGTTCCTGCGTCGCTCTTCTTCAGTTCTTGGTGATGTGATTAACCTTTCCGGCATTATTTCTGCCTCCCGCTCACCCGCGATTCTGCAAGAACACTTTCAATAGCCCACTTGCCGGCGCGCCCTGTTACTTTTAATGCTACAACCGGAGACCTCATCCTTTGTATATGTATCTGCTGGCGTCCCCCTCCCCTTGTTCGCCCGGAGATTGCATTATCTCGCCCAAGTAATACATTTTGGTATGTGTCGCCGGACATGATTTCATAATTTATATCATCGCTGTTTTCGTCCATTACCAACCACAACTTTCGTATAGTGCCTATCGCCATCTCACTTCCCGCAGATCGACGGGGCGGATAAACAACATACGAATGTATGTCAAATTCATCGAAATCTATATCATTGTCATCTTGCATCCTTGCGAGTGCGCCAAATGATGTTACCATATATAAACCACGCCACGCAGGCTGTTCCGTATCAAAGAAGAAAACGTCAGTGACATGCTGCCCTGTGAGAAAATAGTATTCAAACGAAGGGGCCGGTATCCTCGGGAAATCATTCCCATCATCAATAGACCACGCTTCATCCGTGTAATCATTTTCTGCCTCTATATCCCACGGATAATCAAGATTCGGGTCATTAAAAGTTGTTATTTCCCTGAGCTGAGACGTTGTTGCCGGAGTCGCATGTTCTCTCTCTTTCCCAAGGTGAGCATCATAATAAGTCGCCTTTTCCTCTTTGTCAGAATTATAAAAGTTGTCCCGGTCAACGTAGGGGAAGCCTGGGTAATCCATATAAGAAATAAATGGCCCGTAAAAACCGACCGAATCCCAAGCATCGCCCCATCCAGGTGGGAGGTCGGTATATGTATTAGATAGCCAATACTGCGCATAGTGAACAACTATAGCACCAGCGTCATAGCCACCGGCAGACCACGCCCCCAAAAAAACACCCTTATACGGCATGTTTATCCTGCTTGAACAATAATTATTTAACATCTGAAAGCCAGCCTTCGTGTCGCCGCCGACAAACCCACCAACGTAATTAGAACCGCTGACAGAGCACTCTGCGTAATTGTTGGAAATAGTGTGGATATAATGTGTTCGCCCGGCAAACCCGCCAACATAGCTGGAGCCAGACACAATCGCTTCCGCGAACAAATTTGTAGCGTGTCCTCTGGCCGCTGGAGCATGTTCATTTCGGAAGTAACCATAAACACCTCCCACATGGTTTCGCCCCCTAACAAGACCCAAAAACCCGCAATGTATTGCGCGAAATGTGTGAGACTGGCGCCCTATCATACCTCCAACATCATCTCTTCCCGAAACAGATCCTGAGACATAGCACCGGCTTATACAGGTGTCCGCCCCTGTGGGATGACCCGGCTTATAATAGAATCCGCACAATCCTCCCACTCTATCCCTGCCGACAACCGTAACATCCTCAAGTAAAAGGTTCCGTACAAGCGTGCTTTCTGATGCATGTACCTCGCGTCCTACTCTTGAAAAAAACCCCACATTGTCCGTGTCTGGGTGTATGCACTTCAACCCAATTATGTAATTCCAATCCCCGTTTATCTCTCCGTCTTGGTCGAAAACAAACGGTTCCCATTTGGCTCCGTATTCTTCGTATCCCACTGTGCTCGTATTTAAGTCGTTCATGATAATATGAGTGTGGGCGGGATGGTCACGTATCTCGTAAAGTTCTTTCCAGTTTGTAATTTGGTGATCGTAACTATCCGGGTCTGGATGCGGCGTTTCTGTAAAGACAGCAGATGTAAAACTCCCCTCTACAGTAGATCTATTTATGCTGTCGGGGAAAATCCCTGCTGTCCTGAAATCAAAAAACCACATCCTACTGTCTTGAACGCCACTTTGTATGGCATATACGCCTTTGTTGTCCGGGTCGAAAGACATTGCAATATCGTAAGGCTGTTCTATTTCCTTGAACATATCTGGGACAACACCCGACGATAGCTCCTGGAGACCTTCAGTTGTATTAAAAAAGAAAACGTCATGCCCGTTAGAAAAGTAAACTGTTCGCCTGTCGTCGATACACCAAGAGAACCGGCTATGTATTCCTACATCCTCGGACAGAACATCCATAGTCCCACCGGCCATCGGGTCACCGGAGAAAAGAAAAAGTGAGTGCCGAGAAGCCATTAAAAGGTAGTCATTCTGAAGCGGCACAACAGCGGTTATCGTATCACCCACCCTCGGACCTGACACTGCTGCGGACATGTCGGTTTGTGTATAATCCCAATCCAAAGGGTCATCCACCCTGCTCATATACCAATTATAGGGGTTGGACAAAGTGCCCCCGACAACTATCCTCCTTCGATACACACAAACAGCTCTTGATTGACTTGGAAACACGCCGGTTGTAGGCACCAGGTCTTCCCACGCCCATTCATCTGTATCGGTATCATAGTATATGACCAGTCCATCAAAGTCTCCATACGGAGTAACATATACACGGCCCGTATGCGACACAAGCCGGGTAGCCGGTAAGTTGGTGATTTCAAGATGATCCTCGGGATCAAAAACCTTTTCCAGCGTTGCCGGGCTGCTGCCAAGGTATATGCCATCCTCTACTGCAAAAACAATTCCTGCCCCCCCTGTAAGATGTCGGCTTGTCAGGGTAGTAATATCAATTATGTTTCCATAATTACCGGTAGCATATTCAAATCCGCCTCTTTGCCCGCCACGTGCCCTTCGTTCCCTGCGGTCTCCCTCGCCCGTCTCCACAATATCCCACGCGCGTACATTAGCCAAATCAGGGCTATGCAAAGAAAGATCTGCACGATATGGCGCAGCTTTATTCAAACCCTGCAAAGGAAACGGCCACTCTATGATGTTTTGTGGCATTATAGTATCTCAACCCCATTCCAAAACACTCTCTCAGGCGCTCGTCCGACAATCGCCCCCCCCTCGAACTCGCCGCCAAGCCGCCTCGGCGCATTTGCAGTCTGATCTCGCGATATTGCCGCCGGCAGAAGTATCTCAAGGAACCGCTGCATGTGCTGTCCGGGCATCTCCTCGACCCGCTGCTCCGCAATGCTCAACACCGATGCAAGAACCACTTCATGGTAAGGCTCCCTGCAAAGCACCACAGGATTCTCCGGGAAAACCCTGTATTGTGCATCACCGCTCTCAAGGTTCGCATTTCCAGCTATGGTTAGGGTGTCTGCACCTTCGTCCACACTTAGCACCTCACAGAGTGTGTGAAGGCCGTCTTGCGTTACCCGCACCATGTCGCCAGCCGAGATGTCACCGGCCTGGTCCGCCTCTATCTCAAGCGTGGTGTCGGCATTCACAGTGAGCGTCCCATTCCCTGAATGAATCTCTTCAAGCGAAACCTCCGGGATGCGCTCATACTGATATGCAAGCTCATACTGCGCATCTGGCGTAGGCCACATCCAAACCCGTTGTGTTCCGCTCTGGTCAACCGCAAGTGCGAAATACTGCGGACGTCCTGTGCGGTCAAACGCCTGGCGGAGCTTACGCATCCGCTCAACCGACACATACTCTACAGCAGAATACCGTTCGCCGGTGAATGTCATATTGGTGTTCATCGACGCAAAATCTGCGGGCAAGTCAATATACTGCTCGTCTTCGGTTGTGGTAACGTCCTCTATCGGCCTGAGAAAGCTCCACACATACGCACGGCCTCGTGTCTGATGTATAGGCGGCGGATATATGAACTGCTTGTATCCGCTCTCGATGATAGTAGATATGCGCCGGAAATCATCAGGATTCTCCTGCATGTTGATAATGCCTATCATCTGCTGGACTTCATACCACAGCTTATCCCAATAGAAACTCATTGTCTTTAATCCTCGAACAAATACAGTTCAACAAACTTGCCGATTGCTATGCTGTCAGGCACTACAGGCTTTTTCTTGCGACTCTCACGAAGACGATAATAACTCTGTTGAAGGTCAGTCCCGATGCCGGTGCGCTCCGACAACGTTATGCTTCCTTCCTCTTTGTTTCTTACCATATTGTGCTCTCCGGGCGGCCTGACCGTATATCCCATTTGCCTTAGTCTGTGGATAAACTCGCTGTCCTCCTCGCACGGCCAGGGCTCGTACCCTCCAGCGCTCATCAGAGACACCCTCGATCCGGCAATGCACGAACACACAAAGTTCGGATTCTTAACCTCGCCATTCTGGTATACCACCTGCCTTGCTACCGCAAAATCACCATCATTTACTATGCCGAGCATACTCTCAACGTAATGCGGCATCATCTCATCGTCAACGTCAAAGAACATTACCGTATCGCCGCGTGCGCAAATCATGCCGATATTGTAAACGCGCCCGATCGATTCAGCTCCAAGGTTCTCCGGAAGCCATATAACCCTTGTGAGAGTTGCTAAGTTCGGTTTAACCCTGGGTGTTACCGCCGCCTCAAGTGCGCCAAGAGTCCGTTCACACCCGTCAACCACAACCACAATCTCATCAGGCATCACTGTCTGCTGTGCGATAGAATCAAAGCACCGCTTCACAAACCTTTCAGCACGATATGCTGGTATCACAACACTAACGCTGTTCATGTTATCTCCGGTTTCTCGTTTTTTATATGAACATACATCTGCCGACAACCCTTGAACCGCCCGTCTGGTATCGGCTGTATCTCGATTTCAGGCAGCCAGTATTCAAAATCCACAGCACCCCAGAACGATCTAAACGACTCGTGCGGCGCGCCGGGGATTATCTGACAAATATCCAGCGGCACCACTACAATAACATGCTCTGCGCGTCGGCACCACTCGTGCAAGCAGTCCACACCATCGCTTTTTTTCATGTTCTGTAAAACGTCACCAGCGATTATCAAGTCAAACGTCAGCGCCTCACGACCGTGAACATCAAAAAACCCCACAACGCTTTCTGTGAGAACATCTCTATAATGACGAATCAAGTCATACGCTTCTGGATATCCTTTGTCTATTTCCAGAGCCGTCGTTTCCACAGCATCCCCGCAGGTCTGGCGAACCAGCTTGCCGTATTTCCCGCTTCCTGCGCCAACGTCCAAAACTCTTGCAGGATTTATACTCCTCAGCAAATCCGATATGCGGGCGTCAAATGCTTTGCTCGATGTCGGCATCCCACGTCTCCAAATGATTGAAAGCTCTCTGAACGATGTCCGGAAGCTTGAACACAACCTTGCGCACTATCCCGTCCCCGCACTCACCGGTCTCACCGTTCCAATCGAGCCAGGCACGCTTCCGGTTATCCGGCGCACCGTCACGCGCCTCATAAAACGCCAGCTTCTTCTCTGCGTGTGAACGCGGAAGCGCATGACCCAAATGCCATATCACAGTATCAGGATTCTCTTTCGCAACAGTATGATTATGCTCTACAAACGAGGGTATCTCCTTCGGCATAGCCGTTACCCTTGTGTGCTTAATAAACCTGTCACGCGGTCTCCACCACGACCAGCGCCAATGCGGACATCCGCTTCCTACCCGACCTATCGGCCTGCCCCACCGGCGGCCGGCGCTGTCCTTGCCTTCAGTGATATAATGTCCCGGCCCGTGCCAGAAGTTGACCCAGCGCGGCGTCCCGAAGTCAACCTCCCAATTGTCAAGCCCCGTCCAAATCTCGTCACCGTCAAGCTCAAGGTGGTAATTGCCCGTAACCCTGTCAGCGCACCACTGGCGCATCTGGAGCTTATCTTCCCACGCGTCCCGAACCTCAAGCGTAATCTTCTTATCAGGATCGTCAAACGCCCTGATAGCCTCAAGTGTCCCGTCCTCCGGCCATCCCTTTCCCTGCGGCACTGGCCCGTATGCAATGATAATCTCATCAACATGCGGATACACGCTCTCCAAAGCGTAGGGCGCAAGCCCCGCGCACGAATACGCAATCATGTGAGCCGATACACTCTTCCTGTTCATCGCGTGATACGGGAACCGCTCGATACGCTCCTGCATCGCATCTATGCTGTATGACTGAATCACATACTTTCTCGCCCGCTCAACCTTTTTCTTCGGCTTTGAGGCAAGCTCACGAACCTTTGCCTTAAACGCTTCCGGTCTGTTCCATTTCACGTATTCAAGGCGGTCGCCGTAAGCCCATCTCAAAACCGGCAGGTCATACACAACGCACGGTGTACCAACTGACAATGCCTCAGAAGGAACCATCCCGAACCCCTCAAACAACGAAGGCGCTATCACGAAATGAGCATTCTCCATCAGATAAAACTTGTCGGCATCACTGTAATTCTTGTATCCGTAAATCTTGTGCACAGAACTCCCATATCCATTCGGCGGAGTTCCGAACATCACTAAGTCAAAAGGTTTCTCAATAGACATCACAGACTCAAACGCCACATCAGCCTGCTTGTATTTTTGCCCTCGACCGCTCCACAAAGCGTATTTTCTCCTCGGAAGCGCAACTGTGACTTCACCCTCTCTAAATGTGTTTATTGCAGGTGGTAAAACGCCCGCCAGCTTCCTTTCATCACGCTTGCTGTATTCTATCGCGTATTTCAGGCTGAGTTCGCTGTTGGCAAGCATGATGTCGGAGTCCCTGTATATCGCCATGCGATCATGCCCGATGTCAGGCAACGTATCAGGCACGTAGCTGTTAATCCAGTTGGGCGTCTCAAAGTTCATTGTAGCCAGCTTGCTCCCATGCTCCTTCGCATACTCCATGGCGCGAATGCCGAACTCACCCTTACTGTCTGACATGCAAATATCCAAATCACCCGGAAGCAAATCATCCTTCCCTATATGAATATGGATATTATCAAGCTGCGGGTAATCCCGCGCCCATGTCGGGTATCTGTCAGTTATAAGCCAGCACTCACACCCCATGTTGGCAAGACACCACAAGTACTGGTAAAGGTGTATGCGCCCACCGCTGTAGTGCGCCGAAGTGATTGTCCAAATCCCTACGCGCTTAACACGCCCGCCAACAGAATCCTCATATTTTACATTGTCTGTAGAAAAGTCAGGAATCCTGCGTGAATATATCTCATATTCAGAATACCCCTTACGGAACATTTCCTTGCGCAACTTGCGCTCTTTTGACCGCTTGCGTATCCCCATTTCAATGTATGGGTTTATCGGCATTTCACATGCTCCCGTTTCTAACAATTATGCCGAGAAAGGTCAAAAGAGCCCCGACTAATGTGCCGGTACCCATCATGACAAACGTAGCCCACACAGGCGGCCTGTTTTCTATTCTCTTAATCCAATCTTCGTGCTTGTCCAGGCGGTTTGAGTTGTATGTTATCCGGCTTTCATGGTCTGTGTGATATTTGCAATCTTCCACTCTTGATAATCCCCTTAAAAGATAATGGCCGAGCCGAGCTTATAGAACCCAGCCCGGCCAATTATCCGGTTATAGTTTCAGTTTAAGGGCTCAGGATGATATACTGCTGACCGACCATAGCAAGTATTTGCTCGTCGTCAGCAGTGAGGCCATCACCCTGATACGCCACGCAAAAACCATCATCATTGGCATCGCTGTGTCGAAGGTTATACGAACCATCAACAACATTCAGCCTGTCGCCTATACTCACGGCATCACCGGTAGCACCGTCAACCCGAACAGTGGCCGGTCCCTGTGCAATAAGCGTGATGTGGTCGCCGTCAGTTGCTCCAGCACTCGAAGGATGGACAATTCCGGCAAATACCCGGAGCGTCGCAGTTGCGGGACGGGCCACCTGCGTCATATCGACCACACCATCTTCGATAATATAGCAAAGTGCTTCGCCCACACTGAGAACATCATCCTCTTGTGCCTCGGCAGGACTGAACTTGACTCTTTTAAGAATCTCCGCATCTGCGGGAACTCCTATGTTCGCCTGTGCGTTCGTAGTCATGTTCGTACCTCACTGGCTAAGATTAAGGCTTTTGTCCGCTTCAGCTTTCGCTTCGCGTATCATTAGCCCAGTTCATAACACCCTGGCGACGCCTGTTGATGCACATGAAGTTGAACTTCACGCTTACTGGCGTAATCATGGCATCCGGCCTGTCGCTGGGAATTATTGTGTCATCTTCCAGGAATTCGTTCCCTGCAAGCATGTACACGAAAAACGAACCGTGATCTATGAAATAGATCGGGTTCGTGCTATCATCGTCCAGCACTTCCGTATGGATCAGCGGACGCCTCTTGAACACCGAAGCGCCCTCTACCCACGCAAGGTCGGTCTCTCTGCGCATACCATCATTCTTCGTATCGAGATAGTCCTCGATGCTCAGACTGGTATCAATGCCGCAGTAGATGCTCTGCGTGCGGTAGGGCTCTTCGACAGACTGGCTGACGAGTGTAGGCGCTTTGAAGTCAAGCCGCTTGTGGAGTTCACGCATTGTGCGCACGGCAGCGTCATTGATCACACCGAGATAGATTTCTCCATCCTCAGCGGTTGCGCCGCCTGCGTTATACGATCTCCACCGCGGGAAGTTCGCCGGGTTAATCCCGCCGACCAGATCGCCGGGCGACTGCTCACTTCCGCCGTCAAACCCCTTGCCGGGGTTGTTGGCCGGCCTGAGCGGCACCCAATACGGGATACCCGCAGGCATGAGCGGATCGGTCTCGGCATCAGGCGCGGCCCATGCTCTCGGCTCCAGCAGGTTCGCGAGGCTCATCATGCCCTCGGTTCTCTTGCTCTCGACGAGGTTAAGGGCGCGAGCGCCGACGTTCTGACCCTTTGCGGTATTACGCAAGTGCATCAGCATTTCATCACGGGCTACAAGCCAGTGCGTTTCAGCGGTAGTCCAGTCAAGGCGCATGGTCTGCACTACGTCAACGCCCTGCCATGTCCTGCGCTGAAGCGGCCTGATGAACTGCGCATTATGCGAGTCATCAAGCGAGATCGTCTCTTCGATGTGCGTTCCGCCCTGCACGCGCTGGCGAATCGCGTCCTGACCGCCGAACCATCTATCCATTATCGGATAACTCACGAGGTTCTGCGTGAAGACCAACCCACCAAAAGGACGCTCCTCCTTAGTGAATTCGATCAGGTCACGAAGTTCAGATGTTCTTATGCCTTGTGGCATGATTCACACCTCCTGTTATAAGTTTTTGAGCTTATCAGGAGCGTTTTGAGTTATCTTGTTTGCCGCCTCTTCAAACTCCATAGAAGCGACATTTTTAGTTCTACTCTGACCACTCCCGATAACGCTGTTTTGCTGCCTGGATACCTGTGCTATGATCTGCTCTCTCGTCTGCATAGCCATAAGCTCAGGCTCCTTCACGCTGATCGCGGTAGCCACTGCGTCCTCGACCGACATCTGCTCGCCACTCTGGATAGCGCCCTCGCGGATAGCGCCTGCATAACGATACAGTGCATCGCGCTGTTTCCATTCGGGCGAACCCTGCGGGAGATCGAATATCGAGCCCTCGCCAAACTTCTTGCGGTACGCTTCTGGAAGCGAAGACACAAAGCTGTCCGCCCTGTCTATGTTTTGTTTCATAGCCTGTTGCGTCTGGGCGGCCTGCTGCTGGTTTCGCTCCGACTCGTACTGCTGGAGCTTCTGCTCCATCGAAGTGAGTTTCTGCTTGATGTCTTGAGGGATGTTATAGCTATCCCAATCACTTTCTGGAGGTGGCGTATCCTGCCTCTCCTGCTGCCGGGGTTGCTGCGGTTGCTGCTGCTGGCTATGGAGAGCTTCTAATTTCTTCTGAAGACTCTTCTCGCCAAGTTCACCCAGCTTCGCTGCCCAGTTATCAAGGGCTTTCTTCTGGACGCCGATGACGCGTTTCGCCGCCTCCGGCCCCATATCCTTGACATCCTGCGGCGTAAGCTGAGCACGCTTTGCAGTATGGACTTCACCCAGCGTGAGCCCATATTCCTCCGCAACCGAATCAAACGTAAGCTCCGATCCATCTACTTCCTCTCCCGGAGTTTCCTCCGGTTTGGGGGTAACCTTTTCGGTATCCCCGTCGGTTTCGGTAGTCTCGGCTCCGGTCTGATCATGACCGGACTGCTCTTCACTGCTGGCGGCTTTTACTTCCTTTGCCGCATCTTCCAAATTCACTATTTTTTCATCTTCTGGCATCTTCTTCTCCTCTTCCATAGGGTAGAGATTAACTACTTGTAGCAAGACCGAGCTCGCTACACTGCTTATGCTTCTCTCTTACACTGGAGAAAAGCATATCACCTGTCTTAGTGTCGAACTTATGGTTTGGGAACTTATCACGTGCTACCGGGTCTTTATACCTGCCATCGGGAGCAACCTGGCTGACACCTACGCCTGCGGCAACGCTTCTGTAAACACGCCCTTTTCTGGCTCTTGCATTGCGGTCAACGCGCCCGTTGAACTCGGCGGCAAAGTCTCGAACCCATAGATGTTTTCCGATCTTGAGTATTTCAGATGCTTTACTCATCGGAAGCATTATCTCTTTCCTTTTGTCGCCCCTTCTGTAAATATACGTAGGCATGTCAGCCTCCATGTGTCATCATTTGTTCAACTTCCGGTGTCAGTCCAGTACCCCTTTCCTGCCTATCGGCTGCCGCCTGGCGTCCAGCAGGGCCTCCTTCTTGTTCTGCCATTGTATCATGGTCTCCCCCGGGTTTCTGTGCTGGGGCAATCATCTCACCTTTCCTGAAATACCAGTGAAGGTTATTAACACCCATCTCCTCGCCAAGCATCTTGACATACTCGCCAACGTCAAGGTGGTATCCTTGGGCCATTGCAATTTCAAGCATCGGCAAGATAACCTGGTTGTTCAGGTTCATGAGCGTCTGTGCGTATTCCTGCGGGTGCCTGCCGCGCATACTGTAGGGTATGATTTCAAGGCAGTATTCGTCATATTCACCCATCTTTGTTTCCGGCGAATAGACTGTCGAAAGCTCTTGAGTAATTCCTGCAATATCCACCTTTCGCGACATCCGGCGCTGGATAAACGGGTCATACCATCGAAGATACGATATGTGCTTGCCTATCTGCTGTGCGAACCCCTCAACCCTGTCCTGCATATACTGGACACGTAGCGATGAGTTCTGACTGAGCATCTGCGCTTCCGTGGCTGTCCGCGCCCGCGCCTGCATACCACCGAGCAGATCTGTGTTCCCCGCCTGCTGTGAGAATAGCTGAAGCATCCTCTGCATAATAGCCTCAGACTGCGGTGCTGCGCCTCCGAGTGTTATAGCACTTACAGCATCAACATTGTTCACACCTACCCAATCCCCATCCTGCGCTTCCTGAAGCTCCTCGGCCTTATCAGATATTTCCTCCGCATAAACGCCTATGTTCTTCTCGCGTTCTGTCTGGTTTTCAACCCTGCGGGCTATCGTGTTAATCATATCATGCAGGTCTATCCACAGGTTCACAGGCGGTGAAGGGAACAGTTGGTCTGGCACGTAATGATAATTGAGCTTCAGGTAAGGCCCGCCTTCCGGCCCGTTCCACTGCGCCACTTTCAATGCGCCAATATCTTCTGTCTGGTTCGGGGCTATCGTGACAATGGTGCCGTCCATAGGCAAGTATATGTCCGCAAGCTCCACCTGTTCGTATAGCGGCTCGTCCCCGCCACCAACTTGCCTACCGCTTATGTCCGCAGTCTCTGACTTTTTATGTATCGCCATGTCGGCCTGTAAGCCTGCTTCAGGAAACCACTCACTGGCAAGCCTGAGCGGAACCACATAGCGATCACCCTCGAATTGTATTTCCGACATGTCCTTAGCATGAGGGTCAACAATGTAATCATCTACGGATATGCGCTTTATGAACAGTTGCGGTATCTCTATCTCTTCACTAAAAAGATCCTTCACCTCGGGGCCGAACATTGAAACGTCGACGATTTGGTGCAGCGGAACTTTCGGTCCGTGCCCCATACCTATCTTGCAAATACCCATGAAAAACAGACTGTCAACAGTGACCTTTTCTATGATGGTCTTGAGCGCCATCTCCTTTACGGTCTCGTTAAGGTCTTTCTCTATCATCCATGCTACACCCTTGTGGCCGATATTCTCCGTGCGAACCCTGTATTGCGGGTTGTGCATAACGAGCATGGGGATATAGATAGACGCTGTAGTCTGGATCATGTTCAGCGGTTGTGCTTTCAGGTCACCACGTGATTTCTGATCGTTATAATGACCACCAACGTATTTCTGCAAAGTCTCCTTGCGCTTCTCCTTGAAATTAGAGAGGCGCCGCTCTGACTTATTCAAATTTTGCTGGAGCCGCTTTATGAAGCTGGCGTCATATTGAGGCATAGTATTTACCACGCTGTGATATGAACACTGTCAACCGTTCCACCCACGCCACTGGCCCATAGCCCTTCAGTGAGCACAAGCGCAGGAAAACCCCCACTCTGCCCTGCGGGCACAAGCGCAAACTCTACATTGTCAGTACCTACGCGCCGATAGAGCATCAGAGGGATGTCATCATCCTCGTTAGCAATATAGACAAATGTGTATCTGTTGTTCCCGCCCGGCGCAGCAAGAACTTCCTCTGCCGATGCGCCTACGTTTGTCGTCTCCTGATATACTGGTGTCATTGCCATAACCAAGACCCCCTAAAAATTGTTAAAGTGACCTTTCTTCGTTTTCATGTTCTTCTGTATTAAACTCTGCTTCTGGGAACCGTTTTTTTGCGTCCTCTTCGCTCATAAAATCAGACACTTGATATTTTGATACCACAGAACCCCTGTTACTCATAATGGCAGTAGTTTTTACCTTTTTCCCATCGTGCACAACAACATATCGGTCTTTCATTCTCGGTGATTTTTGAAAAATACCCATAGCTATTTCCTCGCAAATATCCAGAACTTATGGAAGGCAAAATGCCCTTGCCTCTCCTTCCTTTCCTCGAAATTCGCGGTAACCGTACCGTCCTCGCCCACAACGTTATAGTATGTGTCGGTTTCCTCTGAGTCCTCAAACGTCCCGTGGTCTGCTGTCCACTCGTCGAATGCAAACCCGGCCAACGCCTCTGCGATTATATCAACCTGCGCCCCGTTCTGATACGTGCCTTGGCCTGAGTCGGGCGTCCCGCTCACGTAGTTTATGCGGTCGTTTTCTTTTATCACTGCCGAACCTTCCGCAACGTTATTCGACACCACATCAATCGTCTGATACGTCGTGCCGTCTATTACGGTTATCCCACTGTTGTAAACCATATCCCATTTTGCGGCAGCGGCACGATCTGTTGGCGTAAGCGGTGAATGAACAGAACTCCCCGCGTGGAACGAGGCAACGTCCCCGTGGAACTGCGGCGCCCATGCTATCAAAAGTTTATCATAGTTTTCTGTTGATAATCCTGCACTATGAAACATATCTCCCATATCTGTTACAGAAGAAACATTCCAATTGCCTATGTCTTGGTTGAAATTACTGGCACCGCTGAACATCCACCCCATACTTGTAACACTTGAAACATTCCAATTTCCGATGTCTTGGTTGAATTGGGAAGCACTACGAAACATCGACCCCATACTTGTAACTTTTGAAACATTCCAATTTCCTATGTCTTGGTTGAAAGGGGTATTCCTGAACATCGACCTCATACTTGTAACTTTTGAAACATTCCAATTTCCTATGTCTTGGTTGAAAGGGGTATTCCAGAACATCTCCCGCATATTTGTAACACTTGAAACATTCCAATTTCCTATGTCTTGGTTGAATTGGGAAGCACCATAGAACATCCCCAACATACTTGTAACACTTGAAACATTCCAATTTCCGATGTCTTGGTTGAATTGGGAAGCAAACGAGAACATCGACCCCATACTTGTAACTTTTGAAACATCCCAATTTCCTATGTCTTGGTTGAAAGGGGTATCCCTGAACATCGACCCCATATTTGTAACTTTTGAAACATTCCAATTTCCTATGTCTTGGTTGAATTGGGAAGCAAACCAGAACATCCCCAACATACTTGTAACACTACTCACATCCCAACCGCTTATGTCTTGGTTGAAATCACTGGCACCCCGAAACATCCACCCCATATCCGTAACACTACCACTAACATCATCAAACCAATCACTTTGACTAAACTCTGTTATCTGTGTTGCAGATCTGAACATTTCCAAAGCAGATTTTATCCCTGTAACACCATCGCTCATCTTGCTGGTAATGTCTTTTAGCTTACCGGGCGTCCCCCCATGGAACCTAATCCGGCTCGCCTGCCCATTCACCTTGATAGTATGCTCGCCCGCCTCGGCGTATTCGTGGCTCTGGAGCCCGCTTGAAACGTCCTCATCGGTAACACCCTCTTCCCATTCGATGTCGAAATCTACGGCGTCAAAGACGTTGAATGATACCGTTTCGTTCGCCTCTGTGGTCTCCATCACAAAGTCAAAACTCCCTTCTTCCAGAGTGAACTCGACCGTCTTTCCACTCCCGTCAACGGTGAACTCGCCCAGTATCCACTTGTATTTCGGCAGACGCTTAATCGTGTAATACGTGCCGTCGGGCAGGTCAACAGTCGCCTCACCGCTCGCATCCGTTTCAAGCGTCTCGCCAATCTGCTCTCGGTAAATGAAATCCCCGTCAACAGCCGAATCGCTCACATCCTCCGCAACCCCGACCGTTGTTTCCCCCTCTCCTGCATCGTAGCTTATAGAGTCAACGGTATACGTCCCGTCATTGCCCGTAGAATCGTCTATCTCTATTTCGTCGCCTATTCTGACGTAAGGCGTTATGTCCCCGGATACAACAAACTCATCTTCTGTGGTGTCAACGCCGATAACGTCTAATACCGTATCAGAACGCTTGCGCTTGTCGTTCGGGAATACAAATATCTCGACGTTTTCAAGGCTATTCTGCTCGGCAAATGTTACTGTGTATTCAGCCAAGTTTTTTCCTCGTTAATCTTCGATGGGCTCGTCATCATCGTTTGCCGAAACCCACTTTATCACTCGCTTTATTTGTCAGTGTTGGATGTCAGATGTTTAAGCACCCAATTAACACCGGATGTCACTTTCGTAAGCAAGCCTGGCGGCGATGTCTTCTCATACCTGTCCAGAGCCTCCTCTATTGCCGTAAGAACACCAAACACAAGAAGAAGCAGAGCCACAGCACCACCATTATCAACAACGATTTCCACTATACTTTCCATCACTTCACCCCCAATAGTTCGTGTTCAGCGTCCTCAAAAAGCTCCATAAAAAGACGCTCTGTAATAAGCAGGCCCTCGAACGGTGCTTCTTCACCTGAGTCCAAAAACTGTATCTGTCGCTCGTAATAGTCAGCTCTTCTTATCGGCTCTGTCCTGCAACTTACCACGAGTGCGAGCATTGTTATGACGAGCAATAACCTTAGACAACTTTCCAGTGGACCTGTCAGCCCATGCTTTACCTGCATCGCTAATCCTCCTGTCGAACCCATCCATCATAGTATCAAGCGCTTCCCTTTCAGCACGCTCCGGGTCATTACGATATTCGATGATCTTCACAATCACCTTAAATATTATTGTGATGACACCGATAATTTCCATGTTGCATCTCACTCGTAACACTAATTCACGCATCTATGCTATCTACATTATACGCGGTAATTATTATATGTCAAGTGAACATAATAATGATAGACGTACCCTCCCCCTTGCATTCCTGACTTTGGTGGGCTATAATACTTATATGGGTGTATTATAGTTTGCAGGAATATGTGGTAGTATTCAGGCCAGAAGAGGGTATTTGCCTTACTTTTGCCTGAAATGGCGTGATTTGTTGCTGGGCCGACAGGGGTGTGCCGGACGGGTGGTGAGCTATGCAGAGATTCCCAGCTTTACCCGGAGTTGAACCGGTGCATTCCTTCGGCCTGCTTTTTTGCAGAGGCCGACCCGAACACGCTTCGCCGCGTTTACACATACCATCTTCGGATTGCCGATTGACTACCATCGACTTGCGGGAGAAGATGCTGAGAATCCCGTACCTATAAAGTGCCACGTGGAAGGGAGGCCCGCAAACCAATGTGGCCTGCGGGCTCCCCGGGAAAGCGATAGGCAGGATGAGTCTCGGAGGGCGCATCGCTTTTCCCTAATATCATAATAAATAATTTACATATTATCAAGCAGCAGACCAGTAATCCTTCTTGCTATTCTTTTTCTCCCGCCGACGTCTGCGCCACTCCCAACTGCCCTCGGGTGGGTCAAGAACAAGGTGTGCGTCTATTTTACTCGACACCTTGCGGAACATCATATTGCAAATAGCGTGCGCTATAACCCTGTCGCCGTGTGCCTCTCGCGCCCCGCTCTTCATATCAGCAACACGCGCTATTATTATATTACCCACGTCATCTTCAATATACTGCCTGGCCTCACCCAAAAACGGCTTGCTGCGCGGCACGCAATCGCCCCGGGCAAGCGCGCTGCGCAAATCGCTCATAATCTCTCGCTTGCTGCCCGTGTTACTATGCCAGCCAGTCGTGCTACCTTCACGATACACCTTGTGCCAGCCGAGCTTTGCCAGCTCCATCCCGAAATTACTGCCCGGCCCGTTCTTTTCCCAGCACAGGAGCGTCTCACCGATGCCGCCCATCCACTTGCACAGCGCCACAACGATCTGTGCAAACTGTTCCGGAGTCTTGTGCGGAGACACATATTCGAGAACTTGCTCACCAGTGACCACGTTATACCCGACAGCCGTTGAGTTGCTGGCCCCCGTGCCATGAGATATGTCACATCCCATCACGTAACGTGCAAGCTGGGGCGGCCTTCCGCTCGCGGCAAGCTCACACCATAGCGCCAGGTCGCCCTTAGGCCCAGGTTCAAACTCCAGATACTCGACAGTCTCCACGTGCGGGTTATATTTCCACGGCAACCTGCCGACTACAAGAGGGTCCATGCAGTCTTTTTCTTCTATACGGTCAAGAACCATTTCATCGAACACGCCAACGCCCGCCTTGCCGTCGTCCATCTCCAACTGCTGTGCAATCTCCTGTATGCTCGGCCTGCGGTTGCACTGCGAGTCGAACCACGGGCTGCGAAGAGGATAAGCCCGACGAAGCTCAGGGTCGTTTACTGCTCTTAAGAACGGATACTCTTTCGGGAACTCATATTCCTCAGAGATAACCTGCTTCTGCTGGTCTGTGCCGCGGTAAAGGTCAACCTTTCCCTCGTAATCGTCAAGAACCTCCACTGTGCCGTCTGCACGCTCTTTATAAAGCCCCCTGCGCCCCTCGGGATGCTTAGACCAGTGAATATATATGCAAGCGGTTGTCCCGCTTTGCTCGATATTATAGAACTCTGTGCCGCGCCCCTCACTCGTAGAACCAAATATCCTGCAAGGTGTAGCGTCCCGCGTAGCGCTCAGCGCCTTCGTATCAAGCCCGCGCTCAACTCGGGCAAACTCATCAAGAAAGATTACGTTTCGCCGGCCGCCGGCACTCATGTTCTTCGTCGTAGGCTCCCCGTCTATCACCGCACCGTTTTCAGGGTTCGACATGTGGCACTTCACAGACTTCTGAATTATATAGTCCCGAGACGGCACAAGCCACAGCGGCTGGTCACCTATCAAATACTTCACTTTCCAGAATAAGCTGTCCGGGTTGCCCGTAGAATCCACAAGCCGCTCACTTCTTGAAATCAAAAGCGACGAAAACAGCTCAGGATAAAACAAAAAGAAACTCGTGAACACGCCAAGCGCAGTCCATGTAAACCCCATCTTACGGCTCTTCTTACACAACAAATCCTCACCCATGTAGATATGCTTGACTATCGGCTCGACAATGTCACTTATCTGAAAGTCCCACAATATGAAAGGAACTCTCATATTCTTCATAAACATCGGGTTATACGTATAGCAAAATACACTCAGCCACCAGCTTATCGTTTCGTCACTACATTCAGACAGAATCTGCCGTATACTTCGCGCAAACCCCGCATCTTCGCGCCCCTTTTGGAGTACCCACTGCCGATACTCCAGGTTCTTCTTATAATCAAAAGGTATATTCAGGTTATCCACTCTTCTTGTTGAGCTCCTTTCTGATAGCACTCAAGTTCTCGCGCGTAGTGTCGTCCGCTACATCGCCCGCACCGACCCGCTCCGCCGTCTTGAGCATAGAGTTCGCCGCATTAGCCGCCGATATCGCTATCTTCGCAGCATCGCTGTACGAACAACCCCGCATATCCTCATACTTGCGTGTGGTGAAAATGTCTATCGCGCTCAAAAGCCCCTGTATCGCCTTCTTAGGTAAATAATTCCGCTGAACCGCTACATGCGCAAGCTCCTGCTCTCTGTCCCACTCCTCCGCATGATCCCGAACAATCGTGTCCCGCGCACTCTGACCACCCTTGTAATCCAGTATCGTCGCCACAGTCTCCCAGCTCTCACCTATCGTCCTAAGACGTGCCGCAAACGCTATCTTCCGACGCATATCCATCGACGTGTCCGCCTTCCAATGCGACAAACCCAAAGAATCAGCGTCAGGCTCAAGGTCTCGCAAATCCTCGCCCCTGTTCGACGTCACCACCTGCTTAACCACGTCAAACTTGCTCACTGTTCAAAACCCTCCGATTGAAGATAACCATATTATAACACCATACCATCTAATTGTCAATACCATTTTCAACATTATTAAATTTAATACGCCGTATATACTATTATTAAATCTAATACACTGTATATACTATAATACCCCGCATGCGGTGGGGCGTGGTAGGGCCCCCTGGGGGGTCAATCATATATTATATTATTATATTATCAGGGCGCTAATCAGAATAAGCATATCATATCATATCAAATATTATATTATATATTATATACGCGTGCGTGCGCATACGTGCGTGCGTGATATTATTATATTATATGGTATAGAGTAGTTATATTAATATTAGATTATATACAATACAAAACAATACGAAAGATAATATGGCCGGTCCGGTGGGGTTCCCGTCATCAGGCGCAGCGCCGCTTCTGGACATGAAGCCGGTGGGGGTCCCAGGGCGAGTCCGCTGTTTTTAGGGCGAGTTTGTCACAGGTCAGAAAAACTCTTCAAAATTCCCGCGCCGAATATCTGCACTCACAGCGTCTCTCCATGCGATTTAGCCGGTCTATGAAATTTGTCACTTGACTAAACACGGCACAATATGATAAAATGCCCTACAGTAAGATACAACTATTACTCTAATCGGAGGGCGGAAAGATGATAAGCCGATGCAGACTGACGGTTGTAAAGGAGGCAGTCAGCCCAGAGTATCGGGTGAACGTAAGCGGTAGCAGGCAGGTATTTGAAATGCTCAAAAGCTTCGGCGTCGCAGCAGAAGCAGAAGAGGTGTTCGTAGTGCTTGGTCTGGACACCCGGCACAAAATCTCGGAATACTGGGAAGTGTCCCGGGGCAGTTTGAATGAGTCTATCGTTCACCCGCGCGAGGTGTTCAAACGGCTGCTTGTGGGAAATTGTCATGCGTGCATTCTGGCGCACAACCATCCATCAGGCGATCCGGCGCCCAGCAGCCTGGATATTAAACTTACGGAGCGGCTGGTTGATGCTGGAAAGCTTCTGGGATTGAAAGTTCTGGACCATGTGATAGTAGGAGATGAGTGTTATTACAGTTTTGCGGAACAAGAAAAACTCTAATCGGAGGGTGGAACGATGTATCAGCCTACGACAGGACGGGCGTGTAGTTGCAGCCCAGGCGAGGAGCGCGACAACTGTCCGCATTGCGAGGGGACAGGGCGAGAGATTGATTTTTGCGCGATCCATGAGGCGCGGAAGGAGCGCAAGAAAAGGAGCCGTAGACAGGTCCTTTCGGTTGATTGTGAATCAGAAGCACGCGAACATCCAGACGCAGGTGCTTATTGTAACAAGTGCGGGCGCGAGCTGGTTGACCGGATCGTGGAGATACTGACGGCTAACTAAACAGCGCACGCCCGCGGCGCGGAACGGGGGCATTTTTCAAACAGGAGGTGGAAAGATGAAGATCGTCACTAGGAAAAACGGGACAGTTAGAGTGGAGGTTATCGGTGAGCGGGAATGGTATGACCCGGAGGTGCAGATCGGCATGTGCATATACACAGGCGACATCAGGCGAAATGTTAGGGTGGGCGATGAGGGGGTGCTGGTTGAGCGTCAATACTTCCGCAGCGACGCAGTGGATGCGTATCTGTGGGCAGATCCCGACGGCGTACCGGGCAACTCCAACCCGGCCATAAAACGACTTAACGG